AACCAAGTTTCAGATCTTAAACTTAGTGGCGTTTGATATAAAGGATATTAATAATGTCTAGTAGAGCAGGTGTTGGACTGGGTGGTGCATCAGGATTGAAGCCAGGAAAACCTCGTCGATCAAAAAAGAAGAAGGGTAATGCCCCAGCAAGAACTTCTAAATCTGGAAATGGAAAAAGAATTCGTTAATCTATCTGTGCTCGTAGCTCAGATGGATAGAGCAGCGGACTTCTAATCCGCAGGTCATAGGTTCAAGTCCTATCGAGCATGTTTAACATATTGGAGTATCAATGAATATTACAGAAACCGTAGTAGAAGTAGGAACACAAAAAGTTGGTATAATATGTGAGGTAAGAGAAACCACTGAAGGTAAATCTTACTTGGTTGATTTTCAGGGTGTGCAAACATGGAAAAACGAAGGTCAGATTATGTTATATCTTACATCAGATCACAGAAATTCTGATGGTGAGTTTTTAGTTGACTAGTTTAATTTACTTGTTATAATACATTTCCGTTACTTAACAGGAGACTTGAAATGACTGAAGTTGGATTTGACTGGATTTCTGATGATGATATCTGTTTTGTTACAGGTCATGTCATAGACAAAAGAGATCATGCACGATGGACTGGTGAATATGATGCTTGGGTTTCTGAGAGAGGTCAGCAAATGATCGAAAATTCTCATAAAACAGGTGAACTTGAAACTAATCGTAAGTGGCAAATTATATATTCTGAGTGGTATTCAGAAGATGAATCTAGAAGTGTTGTGATGAATGAGCTTTTTATGAATTCCGAGGAAGACGGTGATGCCTGACAAGGAGTGGATTGCACAAACTACTTGGGATAATAAAGAAATAATTTTCGTTAGAGAACACACTTGTTATGACTTAGAATCATCCTCACTCAAAGATATGGCGGAACGAAGAATTCGACAGTGTGAAGTCGAAATGAAACATTGGGAAGATCTTCTGAAGCGGAGAGAAGAAATGCTAAAAAGTAAAAGTAAGGATTAAGTTCATATAAATATCTGTATGAATAACTTTACTCAATTTTTAAATGAAAACGCCAAATTAACTCTAGAATATCACGATGAGTTAAATTCCAAATTTTGGACTGGTGAAAAATTAAAGCCCGAAGTTCGTAAGCACCTTCTGATGGTTGCGAACAAATGGGCTGTTTTTTCAAATATACCAAAAAGCGGGATTAAGGATGTAGTCCTCACGGGAGGAAATGCAAATTTCAATTACACTAAATTTTCAGATTTAGATGTTCATTTGATTGTAGATTTCTCTAGCGTTGTTGATTGTAAAACTGAGTTTGTTGACGAATATCTTAGAGATAAAAAAACCATCTGGCAGTTGACTCATGATATTAAAATATATGGGGCTCCTGTAGAAGTTTATGCAGAAGAGCAAGTTCCTTCTAGAAAGTCTCAGGGTGTATATTCTCTCACAAATGATAGTTGGCATAAGAAACCAAAGAAAGAAAAAGTAGATCTACAAGATGCGTTGTTAAAATCTAAGATAGATCACCACGTTCACATGATTGATTATGCACTAAAGCATCATGCAGATGAAGAGGGAACTTTAGCTAAAATTAAAGAACGTATAAGAAATATGAGAGGCTCTGCTGTGCGAAAAGCAGGAGAGTTTTCTGTTGAAAACCTAGTGTTTAAGGAACTCCGAAATAGAGGTATTTTAGACAAGATGTCTAAGCATATCAGAGAGTTGCAAGACAGAAAATTATCACTTAAAAATAAAAAATAAAGTTTTTTGATCCTTCAAAAGTATAAATACTAGTGAACAATTTCACACGGGAGAAATCACATGGAAGAGGCATTACAAGGTCATCTCATGGATTTCGTTATGACTGTATTAGGTGCTGCGATTTTTGCTTTGATTGGATTCGTTTGGAGAATTAGTCACAAGGTTGCGGAAAATGCTAAACGGATAGACACAATAGCTGACTTGTCCAGAAGGGATGTTCAGGAACTGAACAAGGACATTGACATGTTAATGGGTAAGGTCGATAAGCATGGGGAATGGACAACAAATAGAATGATGTCTATTGCCAAGGATATGAACAAATAATCAATAGTACGTGACGTTAGTTTGTCGGGATATGTCAAATGACGTTGACGATGGAGCAAGTACGGTTCCCGATACTGACTGTAGTTCGGGAGCCGTATCTGATATTTGTATAATTCCACCTGAATTTGGTTTGTTTTCAGAATAATAGTAGAATGTTCCTTTATTTTCTGGATAGAAAACTAAAACATCTCCACAGAGTTTAATGTCCGGATGTACTGTTCCACCATTCCATTTACCGTCTTCAGTTGTGCTTATTCTAAATAACAAATCATTCTGCAATAGTAATGTAGAGGATAAATCAAAGATATAAGTATTTCCAACTTGCATTCTTAGTGTTGGTTGTTCAGTGTCTCCAAATCTAAACGCACCATTTTGAATCTGAGGTGAAAGTACAACGACATTTCCGTTGACAGTAATATCTCCGCCTAATGTACTTCGTTCTGTATCGATCCTAAAAAAGCTTAATGTGGTATTTTGATTTAATCTGCTCTCTTCTACAAAATCAGCAGATGCACCAAACACTAGAGTTTCCATTTCTTCACTGTCTATAGCGGTTCCTGTGACATTGAAAATCTTTCCTGTGTTGGAACCACTTTCAATACGAACTGTATCTCCAAACTTAACACCTATTGTTTCAAAACTAGGAGATAAATTTCTACCAAACAGGTTTTTAATTGCGTTACTTTCATTTGTATTGCTACTAGTTATTGCAGAAAAATCAAATTCTGTATCTTTAACAAAACCTTCTGCTTTATATTTTTTATCATAATTCTGCGGAGAAGTTACTGTATAAACATGAGCAAATATTGCTTTATCAAAAGTACTACCTGCTGTAAATCCTGCAGAGATATTACTAATCTCACCTGAAATAGAATCTATGTGCTGTGCATTACTTAAAGTAAACCCGTTTCCCATCGAAAGACCATTAATTACCTGATCAATATATTCATTTTCTAAAGAGTCTCTGCATCCATTAAAATTTATTAATGCTCTAGTATTTCCCTCTAGTAAGGTTATTTCAGGATTGAATCTTATAGGTCGATCAAAATCTATACGATCTTGAAAGTCGTTAGAAAACGACAGACCTCTAAAAACTCCTGATGCATAAAACTCTGGTGTTGTTTTATCTCGTCGTTTTGAATTTCTAGTATTTCGAGATTTTATAAAACTACGACCCAATGAAGTTTACCCTTCTTTTATCTCCAGATGCACCAAGAATGTAAACTAAATTTGCGTTACTAACTTCTAGGAATAAACTTTCTCCAGATTCTAGAGGATATCCATTAGCAGTAACACCTGCAGATAATCCAGAGTTTCCAACATAAATTAGATTTAGATTGGAAGGGTTGGATTTAATTGTTACACCACTTTGTAGGGGTGTTGATGTTCCTACTAATTGAGATGCAGTGTTTCCAGACGAAGCTACTGTTAATCCAGACACAAAAGTAGTTGGTTTTGAATACCCCTCAATGGTTACCTTCAGATTGTCTGCAGTCACGCCTACTGCACCGCCTGGGTAGTTTACGACTTCTACCGCTTCACCAACTCTACCTGCAACTCTAATCGGCTCACCACCACAACATCCTTGAACTCTGAGTGCAGTCTTTACTTCGGACGGTGTTCCTGCTCCTGTAAACCCTGCATTGGTAATTCCAACTACAGCAGCTATTGTTGCTTCGAAGGTTATCCCTGAGTTTAT